TATTTTTAGATGCTGCCCCGCATATGGTTGTGCAATGTCTGGAACTACAATGTCTGGAATTGGTGAACCCGTAATAGAAAATTGAAGTGAATCAAAATCTATTTTATAATTACTTCGCTCTGTTGACTTATGGCCACGTAGTGCTTCAGGTAGAGAAAGTATCATTGTATACTTATCAGCTCTACTCTTATTGAGAATAGACTGGTTTAGTGAATACTGTTTAGGTATGAATAAATCTTTATTTCCGTTCATATTAATTATTTATGAATAATTAGGGGCTGGGTGATAACTTGCCCAACCACTATCAGCATCTTGCGTAGGCGTTAACCAACCAGCATCGATAATATTATCCATTTCTGAATCGTCACCCCATCCACCATCACCCATAAACACGGAATCTATACCATAATTATTTTCTTCGCTTCCAAATAGATAGTTCATATCTTTTCTACCAAATGCTTCATACATGGCTTGAATTAAGATTGGTTTTTTATTATCATCCCACCTTACAACATTGAAATATTGATTCACTACCATTTCATGCACACATACTAATGCCCACATCATTGCGTCAACTCTATCGTCAAAATATGAATCACTTTTTTTACCCCATTTACCGCTACCTTTGGACACAAATGTATTCAATTCTTTAAGATAATCTTCATCGTGTAAAACAACTCTACGATGGTCTTTTAAAAGGTAAAACATATTCTCAACACCATGATATTTTGTATTTGTAGATGATGTAACGCCTTTTAAGTGAGAATAATCGCGATTACCTTGCTTTGTTGCAAAGTTCACAAGGTTGGGATAATTATATTCCTTGTCTAGAGTATTAATAACAATACCCCCACCAGTATTATTACGCTCAACTGCAAGTGGCGGTTTGCCCCAATGGGTCATTACTTCATTAACACGCCTTGCAAACTCATATGGCCCTACATCTGTGCAATGATATGTAGCAACTTGTTCGATGCGTGTAAGCTCAGTTATATCAAATACACAAACTGTTGATGCACATTTCCCAACACCCTCACCAATATCAACACCCGCACAATACATACGATCTTTAATATTAGGCTGTTCAAAAATCTTATATGCCCCATCGTCATGCTCTATTCTTGGTTTTCTACAAGATTTTTGTAACTCATTATATAACTCTTGTGAAATATTTGAACCACCCGATTCAAGAAATTTACATTCATATTCTTGTTGGAATTGTTCATCGCCAAGTGTCATCCGCTCCTGATCTGCCCACTCTTTGGTTTTTCCAGGCACATCAGACCAAGGAACCTCTAATCTGCCCCAACCAGACCCTTTTTCTTTGGACACTTCCCATAATTTATGAAATAAATTTCCAACCCCATTTGGAGTTGATGCGATCAGCACCTTTGCAGTATCAGAACTAGAAATAGTTGGGTAAACAGCAGACCAAAATTCCTTCATAATATTAGGTTCTATAAATGCCTGTTCATCAATAAGTAAACATTGCTTAGATAAAAAACCGTTAGCATAATATGTATGATTATCTTTGATTTCTAGGAATTCGTATACGGGTTTTGTATTATTGACCTTAATTATGTCTATAATAACTATGCCATTATAAATCGTATCACCGATTTTTAAATCTTTGGCAAATGTATATTTGTTATCGTCCACCATTAACTTATGTTTAGGTGTGCATATTAAGGAATTTTTATAAGTATGAATTATCAACTTATTATAATTTTTTCCCTTAATAACCCCTTTAAAGTCTTTAAACCCATCTTGGGTTAAGACCTCAAACCTATTATTTTTAAAAATAGAGTAATCTACAACATCTGCCATATTATTATTTAGCTTTCGGCCTACCTTTTAGCCACCTATTTCAAGAATTGGTATTTATTCACTAACTAAAAACATATTCATGTCTTCACCATCAGACTCTAATATATTATATAAATTCTCCATATTGATATCAAATATATCACCTGTATGTTTATCGCGTATAGTAACTACAGTTGATCCGTCAACACAATTACACGTTTTACCACGAATACTATCAGCACTTGTTGCACTAATTTGAATTTTACTTTTACTTTGAAATAAAATTTCTTCTTTATTCCACCCACCTCTTGCAACTTCAGCCTTTAACCAATTTGGTAAACCTTCATACGCAGTTTTAATGCGCTCAAGAATTTCTTTAGCGGTTTTTTCTTTATTGGCAACAATGATGACACTCTGATATTCACAGAAAGTTACAAGCCATAATGCATAAATTGTCATTAGGGTGGTGTTTGATGTAACAATCCCACTTTTTCCACACATAAATACAGCATCTGTAGAGTCTACAGTTATACATCTTACAGGGACACTATTAACGGGTTCTATATTTCTGATATATACATAATTGCCTTTCTTCAAATTAGTAATTTTTTGTTTTTTAATTTTTCTAAGTATTTTAAAAACATCAAATTTAGATTTAAAATGTAACCTATATATATCCTTCCCCTGTTTACCTTTATGAAAGTTTTCATTTACTATATCTTTTACATTATATTTTATACCTAACGTCATTAATAATTCCCTAACGTCATTAATAATGGCCTTATTTGTATTATAAAACGTATTCATAGTATTAGTTATAGAACCGTCTGTATCCATTATACCCTGAAGTAATAACTTTCTATCATCTATAGATGATCTAAGGTATTTTTGGGGTATATGTTTATTTTTAAAAATATTTAAATCTCTAATGGCCTTTCTCATGGTGATATCTTTATTGGGTATATTACCAATAAAACTAATGATCATATGTCCCTTATCTGCCATATCATGTGTAGTGTAATTAATATCTTCAATATACCCCAACTCACCTAATATACTTTTTTGAATTTCGATATCTTGATACCCTACACATAGTTTTGGTTCATGTGCATATCCATCACCCAACCATAACCCCAATATATATGGGTGTATTTCTAAATCATCATTACCATTACCAACAATAGGTTCTGCCAACTTGATAGCATGGTTCGGTTGATACACATTCCCATTTTTATAATACAATGTATCTAAAATATCTTTAGTTGTTTTCTTTTTATTTGATGATTTATTTTTTCTACCTCGACGGCCATTAAAAGTTTCAGTCATCCACAAATGTTCTTCATCTGCAACTATTTCCTCACCGTTACAAAAAGTAATTTTATAACATGGTCTATCATGCATAACATCCCATGCCTTTATTACATTAGTTTTACTCCCATTATTGTCATATATAACATCCCCATCTTTTAGTTCACCCATAGTTGTCCACCCGTTTGGTGTAGGTATAGGGGTTTCTATAGCAAGAGCTTTCCCGATCTGACGAGACGTGCACATTATATTTTTTTTGTTTTCTCTAAACGTCCTTAATGCATTTCTTTGGAATGGGTGAAGATTGATAGTTTCTCTTTTACCGTCAGTTATAATGTAAAAAAAATGTTGTGCAAAATATAATATGTTATCCTTACAGCGTCCCCACACTTGTAATCTATCGGCATCATATTGATATGTAGAACCGACTGTTGGTAAATTACTATTACCCATATACGGCACTACATTGTCTGCGTATCTCTTATTAAGACGCTTAATTAATTCATCATCCTTACGGACTATTTTTCTACCTGATTGCATATATCTTTTTAAATATTTAAAGATATTTCCACATTTTGAAAAAAATGGACTATAAAACATAAATAATTAAAACACCATTTTATATATATGAAACAAAAAAACAAAACTCAGGGTAAAAGCGCATTTGATCGTCTATTTCAAGAAGCATTCGAAGATGACTTCCTTAACCAAGGTTCATCTGATGAAGGTGGAGAAGATATTGTAGATGACTATGAAAACGAAATCAGTCCAATTGAAGGCGAAGAAGAAGGTGGAGAAGATGTGACAATCACAATTTCCGCCGACCAAGTTGCCGTTCTTAAAGACATTCTATCCCAACTTGAAGGTGGTGAAGAAGAAGAAGAATTTGAAGATGAAGGTGAGGGTGAGGGGTTTGATGAATTCGGTGATGAAGGTGATGAAGACGTAACCGATATCGAAGAGCTTGAGCGTGAAGCTGTTGAATTTGAAAAAGCCCCAGATGCAGAATCTGTTCGCACTAAGACTAAATCTGGCAAAGCGTCCACTAAAACTGGCGAGCTTGATAGAGATTCTTCTGCTCAAGACACTGAAGAAAAACAATACAAGTTTGTTAAGCGTGTAAAGCCAACTGAACACAAGACAAAAACCACTAAAGGTTCGTCTGGCGAAAAAGCACCAGTATAATTATTTATTATTCTTATACCTAAAACGCATCTTGGAAACGAGATGCGTTTTTTGTTGCACAATATCCCCAATACAATAAATAATTATATGAAATTATCTTTACTTGAATCTGTAGTTGACCAAACCCTTAAAACATATTCCCCATATGTATTTGATAATCCAGAAGATACTGCACCCACTATTAAAGAATATTTAAAAAATAAAATTGAGCAAGATATTGATAAGGTAAGATCAGTTGTTCCAATTGTTGACTATTTTATCAAAGGTAGCATCTTATCAAAGCAATATACGAAAGATTCTGATATTGATATTTTTATTAGAGTTAAGTCCATCAAATCTGAGAAAGATCTTCGCGATATATTATATTCAACATGGTTAGAAATCGATGATAAATACCTAAAGGGTATCCCACACCCATTACAATATTATATTACTAACAAAGGTTACAATATAAAAAACGCAGAAGGTATATATAATTTAAAAGACGATGAATGGATCAAGAGGACGCCATCAAAGAATATTAACATAGATGATTATTCAAAAGATTTTGAAAAATACGTCCAGCAATTTTCAGATTTTACTGAAGAAATTCGCAGAGATATGGTAGATATTGAAATTTTAAAGGATATTCCACAAAACCAACTTGATGGGTTATCAAAAAAGATACAAAGGAAATTAAATAAACTTGAAAAATCTTTACTATCATTGATCGATGTATATGGCGAACTTAGTGTTTTTAGAAATGATGCATTTGCAGAGGACATGACACCATCGGAACTTAAAAAATATGGAATTAAAACAAGACTTCCAGGTAATGTTGTGTTTAAACTTATTGAACGATATCACTATATTGGCCTTGCAAAGAAAATTAAGAAAATTTTAGGTAGGGATGAGGAATTAAGTGGTAAGGAATATAAAAATCTTAATCAATTACTGAAAACCAACCTAACTAAAGAAGCCACTATGACCCGATTTAAGGGGGTTTACGAAGAGAATGTATATAAAGACATGCTAGGCACTACTAAAGGGCGTGGAGACATGCAGCACAAGGCTAAACACCGTCAGCAACAGAACAGTGCAGGTATGCTCGGACAAGGTGATCGCAAATCCTTAAATATATTACCAGAGTATCAAAGAAAAAATTCAAACAAACTTGATAACAAAATAGATTCCGCTAAAACGAACGGGTCTAAGATTATTAAAGTTAAACAAGGTAGTCCAGAAGCTGCATTCTATGCCAAGAAATATAGAATTGGTAATCCTGTTGGTAAAAAAACTGTTGGTGGAAATGCGTATGATGCGGGAATTACTATTATATTTGAAGAAGTAGATCAAAAACTAGTTACATTATATCACGGAACTAGTTTTGGAACAGCGGTGAATCTCATCAAATTTGGATGGAAACCAAATTCTGGACAACGTGGGTCGCAAATGGGCAACCCTAATTTGTTTTATTTAACAAATTTTATTGAAAATGCACAATGGTTTGCAGATGAAAAGGACTCGCCAACAATATTAAAAATTACCATTCCAATATCCAATCTAATTGTCGATCCAGAAGACGGAATAGCCGAAACAGTAAATGATGAATTGCATAATAGTAAAGAGAGTGGGTTGCCAGCGTATTTAGCAACCAATAATCTTATTTTTCCAAAACAAATAGAAATTATTAAATAATTATATGAATTGTAATTTCTTTATACCTGTTAACGAAGGCTCCTGCCCATCTTTTACAGAAGACGTTAGATTTC